ACCGAAGAGAATGGGCGGCTTTCCGCTATCGATGGTAGGCATGGACGGGCTGGTAATCACCCTATGACTGAAGATGCACAGCGGAATGTTCTTCTTCAGGTTCTCGTACCAGATGTACTGTCCTTCGCCGGTACGCAGCTTGAATAGTTCGCGCAGCGTGCTGTCATGCATGAGGAGGACTGCTCCCTTTCGGTATTTCGGAGGAATGGCATGCTTCAGCTCCAGCAGGTCATCCGTGCTGATCGCTCCTACCTTCTCCGTGAGAATCTCCCGGTCCAGCTGGTGGATAATGCCCAGCGGCTTGGCAACACCATCACCGCAGAGGAACGCTTTCTCCTCCGCCTCACCGATGCGCTGTGCAAACTGATCGATGATGAACTCTTCCAGATCGAATACACTGTCCTCCAGCAGTTCATCCGATACACGGATGCTGGTAGCGACCTTATGCGCTCCGAGCTTCACCTCGTCAAACTCGGCTGCGACGATCGGGAACTCGCCCTCCTCGGGGATCCAGTCGGCAGCGCCAATACCCTTACCGATGGGGAACGTCATAGTTCGCTCGGTCTGCATGACGGTACCCAGTTTGCGCATGACGTTCTTCTCCGCCATCGCCTGCACGATGCGGCGCTCAAATTCATCGGGCACCAGGTAGCCTCCTTCACCATCGGAACCCTCGCGCAGGGTGTTGCAGGTGGTGCCCAATTTCAGGAATCCGTCATACGCCTTCGCATACATCGGATTTGCCAGCGTAGGCACTTCCTTGGGCGGGATCTTTCCATTCTTCAGCTGGTCCAGACGCAGTTCGGCGTCCTTTACTGTCATCGTCTTACTCATAATTCTTTTCTCCTTTCTATTAAGCAACCTGAAGTCCCTTGACGGCATCCGGTACCGTCAGCTTGATGCCGACACGCTCTGCCATCAGGAAACCGACGTGGTCATTGGCAATAAACAGCTGATTCAGCCGCTTGATGCTGCGATCGCCATTGTTGTTAATGTACGCCTGCTTGAAGTCACCGAACAGGATCGGCATGCTGCCGGAAGCAGCGTCGGGCATAGAAGCACAGCGGACGATTCGATAGCCGAAGAAGGTGTCATCCTTTCCCAGCCACAGATTCGTATCCAGCGCAGCACACTGCTTGTACAATGACAACAGCGTATTGTCGTTCATCAACAGCGTGCCGTTACGGCGATGCTTTTCGGGCACGGAGAAGATCAGGTTCAGCACATCCTCGATGGCTACGCTTCCCTCGCTTTCCGTCGTGCAGCCAACCTTCGCCTGATGAATCAGTCCCAGGGGCTTGTCCGTGCCGTCACCTGCAATGAAGGCTTCCTCTTCGCTGACAGCCAGACGTTCCGCAAAGGTGGCTGCCAGGTATGCTTCGATATCGACAGCGGAATCCTTGAGCAGTTCGTTGGTCACGCGGATGATCGCCGCCAGCTTATGGCTGTCCAGATTGACGCGGTCGAAAGTGTCCTTCACCATCGGGATCGGATGCCCTTCAGGCACCCATGCAGCCTTTCCGTGACCGTTGACGATGGGCAGCGCACGGTCGCCGGCGGTGGTCACTTCGGTGCACAGGGGACGCAGTACGCTGAGGGTGTTCATGGCGTTGACCAGCTTCGCTTCCAGACGCCGGGGCAGCAGGTATCCCATGCTATCCAGGGATACGTCGTTGAGTTCGTAACGTTCATGACCGCTTCGCAGATACAGATCGTAGGCACGACGGATATCCTCGACGCGGGTTTCGGGGGTAAGGTTGTTCGTGGTATTCATAAGCGGTTTCCTCCTTATTATCAGGTATCATAGCGCTGCGCAATCTGCTGAAGCAGCACAGCGACCTGTTTGCAGTCGTGCGGGAGATCCATAAATCTCTCGACAATTTCCAGATGCGGCTTCTTCTGCCACACAAAGATGTGGAACGGCGCGCGGATCGTTCTGCCGCCGCAGATTTCCACATCATGATCGCCAAAGTCCCGGTAGATGCAGTTCGCGCCGTCGATACGGTTTACGCAGTACTGTTCGCCCAGTTCCTCCAGCAGCTGCCGCTGACAGCGGCTCAGTCCTCTTGCATTCATATAGCTACCTCCATCTTTTTCGGGGATGAGAAAGGAGCGCCGATTGCTCAAGCGCTCCCGATCATCCCGTTTTCATTTCAAAAAGTCATCCTCACTGCTGTCATCCGCGCCGACCTTCAGCCTGCATCGGAAGACTCTCATATTCACACCATTGATTTTGCATTGGTACTGACTGCGGTTCTTGCCATCGGCATCAGTAAAGCTGTCGAACCAGCCTCGACTGACAAAGCCCTTGACAGATTTCGCGTAGCTGAACCCAGCGTCCTCCAGCGCCTTGCGGTATACGCTCTGGATGATGTTCACATGATCTGCTGCAAAGGAGCCGTATCGCGCCAAACCGCTATTTATGTACGAGCGGAAATGCTCGCGATTGGAACCGATCCAGTCCACCGTGAAATCCCATGCACGCTGGATGGAATCCTCCGGCTGCAGCTGTGCGTTGTTTTCCAGCAGTTCCATGCCCAATTTGATCGCCTGTTCCCATGCTGAGTCTTCCGTCAGCGAGAACACAGACAGGCTGGCAAGATAGTCACCCAGACACAGCAGCGCGATGTTATCGAAATGCACGCCCGGTTCGCCTCCGTACAGCATGTCGTACTCCTTGTACAGTCGGTTTTGCATATTCCGGTACAGTTCGTCCAGCGTATTCTCCTCCGACAGAATCTCTTCCACAAGGTATTCGATATACCGTTTGCCTGCATGACCGTAATTCCTCTCGCTGATCTGGTGCAACTCCCGGGCAGTGCTTTCATCGGCAATGGGTCTGCCGTATAGTTCCAGCACGCGGGAACCGACGCCGTCCATGCTGTTTTCGCGGATCAGCGGCATCTCTCCGGTGGAGAGGATGATGTTGCGCCATTGCAGCGTTTTCTGAAGTCCACCGTTTTTTGCGCCGCGCAGCTTGCCGAAGCCGTTGCCCAGGCTGTAGACGATGGATTCCACCGTCATCCTCTTCTCCGCCAGCGCCTGCAGTTCATCCAGCCCCAGCGGCAGGTGCATCATGGCGGCACAGCTACGTTCCAGACCGACCGCCGTTGCATGATAGCTGGTCAGCAGTTTCACTGGATCGCCCCACACTGACAGCGCCAGCTTCAGCGTTGCGGTCTTGCCGCCCCGGGAATCATGCCATACATGCGTCAGGAACACACGGTGCTTCAGCCAGTGCAGAAGCGGCGATGCAAACGAACCGGCAAGGATCGCCCGGGAGATGTTTCCAGCTCGCACGGTTTCGGCAGCTTTCAGCCATGCCTCCTGTGTTCCTTCCTGTATAAGACCGCCGATCATCTGCGAGACGCTGGCGGCGTCGGTTTCCAGTTCCATTTCTCCGTCCATTCGGTAGGGATAGAATTCCTTTCCGACCCAGCCGATGCGGTCGATGGAACGGATGCATGGAATGCAGTTGTTGTTTTTGGCTTCATAGGCAGCCAGATAGCTGACCATGTCCTCCGCATTGCCTGAATTCACCGGAAGGCCGCTGTCCGCATACCGGATCAGCTGTGTTTTGTTGAGCGCCGCCGAACGCGAGATGCGGATGGCCTTCATTCTGCCGTTTCGCCGAAAGGTAATCTCCAGCTTTTCCTGACTATCGTCCACATTTTCCAGCTTGCGAGTGATTACCACGGGCTCTGCCGCAACTGGGATCATGACCGATTCGCCGAATGCCAGCGCCGTTTTCCGGATACCGTCCTCTGCAGAGACTGAGAATCCATCCGGTTCCACAGCGCCGTGCATGTCAATGCCCGGCAGGCTGATCGGCCCGCCTTTGATCACGTCAAACTCAGCAGCTTTCGCTCTCTCCGCTTCCGCCTGATGGATGACGGCGCGCTCAAAATCCCTAAGGGATATGCCAAGACGGCGCAGGCGCAGTTTGAACTTTCCGTACTCGCCGGGAAGTTTTTCCTTTGCATACGCCATGAGGGAGAGTGTATCTTCTGCAAACACGTCCTCCGCCGTCAGGTTCTTCTCCATCAGCTGATGCACGCGCTCTTCCTTCGTGTAAAGAGAGAACACCACCGGCGCCTTCACGCCACAGCCGCCTGCCGGGCAGTCAAATCCGAGGCATTCTCTGATGTACTGACAACCATGGGGCTTGTTCTGCTCCAAAGCATGCCTGATCTTGCGATCCGTTTCCTCAATGCTGTAGTCACCGTATTCTGCACTCAACTCATGCACCGCTTCAATGCCATCTGCTGCGGGCGCGATGTTGGTAACCATCGCATACCATGCCGGCTCAGGCAAATTGGCAGAATCGTCGCGGCAGTATTGAATGAACTTACAGCCGTCAATAATTCGCTGGGCAGGGCCAACGAGGTCAGGATTGGGTACAAAAGGAATTTTGCTGCCGCTGCACTCCTCCTGTGTATCTGCGTGCTTTTCAAACGCCGACAGAGGATACCGCGTCAGGTTCGCTTCGATCACTGTCGCCTGCTTAGGCGGATCACTTTTGTGGTTCAGCGTACCAGGAATGCGCAGCACTCTGGCAAGATCTGCCACAGAGTCGAATTTCCAGCCGCGCTCCATACCCAGTCGGTGGGTATGCTTTTCATACCCCTTCACGACCCGCTTGATCCATTCCCGGTTTTCATCGGTAACTGTGATGTATTCCTGCAGAAGCCAGTAGGTGTGAACGCCGTTGCCGCTATGAACGATGATGCTCGGCGGGCATTCCAGACCGTGCAGGAAAGAAAGCAGTTCCTCCAGCGTTTCCGGAAGATTCTGCTCCTTGTGCGCCGGGCCCTTGACATCGTACTCCTCATGGATGAAAGACATACAGCTGATTTTTTCCTCGCTTGAACGCTTTCCCTGAGGCGGCAGTTCGTCCATCAGATGCAGTCCGAAATATACATCCTTTGTTTTGATCAGTTGCATAGCCTTTTCCAGCATCTGATCCATTCGACCGATTGTATATGGATAAGTCGCATTATCGGGGCGTGTAAACAGATATGTCGTCTTGTCTGCCGGCACACCCTTATACAATTCGTCCATGAATTCCCTTGCATTCATTTGCATCACCTGATCCTTCATCACGCCGCCTGTTCGTACATCTCCCGATACAGATCCGCCATGCGCAGTATCCCTGCCTCCAGCCGCCTGAACGCCGTCGCGCGGGAGATACCCATAACTTCATATAGTTCCTCCACGCGCACACCGTTTACATACCGCTTGATGATGATCTCGCGTTCCTTTTCATCGAGCCGGTCGATCAGGCTGTTCAGCTGCCATAGAAGCGCCTGTTTGACTGCCAGCCTGCGCTGTTCGCTGCGAAGCTGGAAATCTCGCTCCAGTTCAAACTGCTTGCGTCCATACATGCCCAGCGTTTCCGTGGGGTTGGAGGACTTGCCGCTGTTCAGACGGCTTTCGCCCAGGGTACTCCGATGAGTCTTTTCTTCGATATATTCATCGAAGGTGCTGGTCTTGATCCGACGGATGTTTCCTTTACAGGTCTCCGCTCCGCCTTTGAGCCTTCCATAGTGTTCCATCAGGTCTCTCATCTGTACTGCATCCATCCGATTGCACTTCCTCTCTAATATCCATTCGTTTTTATCGTTTTCTCTTTGCTATTTTCTGAGGATAAAAAAGCTTCCAATCATCATGACCGGAAGCTTATTTCCTCAAATGGATATACCTTTCCAACCCCTAGTATATCATACCCAGTCTCAGACGTCAATAGCAATTATCATTTCAGTTTGATAATTTGCTATTCAGAGTTCTCCTGTGATTTTTGCCATCAACTCATCCAGCTTTTCCCGGAAGGTTTCCTCATGCATGCCGGTTTCATAGGCGTGTGTGCGCAGCTTCTTCGCTGCCGCAGACCATTCTGCAAACTGCCCTTCGGTGATAGTCTTCAGCCTGCGCCGCGCGACATACTTCTTATACACGCGGGTGTATGTCTGCTTGATAGGGTCATCCTTCAGGCTGGCAGTGAACTGGCGGGAAGAACCGATCACGCTGCAGG